ATCAGAGTAAGTATCATCAAGTAAAGTACACAAATGAGATATTTCGGCTCGCTCTGCAACTTCTCGCATTTGTGCTCGCCGTGTCTCATACACTTCCTCTCCATGATTAAACCATTCTCTGAGTGCTGTATCAATGTTCAAAGCACACGCTTCATTTGGTGTCAAGGGACAACCTTTTGGGCGCATGTAGCAATGTAAAGATTTGAAAATACTCTTGTCTAATAACGCACCAACTTCACAATCGAGGGCGGCGTGATACTTGCTAAAGCGTTTCAAAAACTCAAAGTCATCGATACTGAGGTATGGTACTAATTCACTTTCCTTATCAGGCATTGTGTAAATTTGACCATAACTCGCCAGGAATTCGGACATACCCTTAATATTGAATTCAGGGTAATCCTCATGCACAGTGCCAATATTATCATCACCGTACGTCATCATATGTGCTGCAGAACGGAATTCAATGCTGTCATCATATTTGGAATAAAAGAAGTTTCTCAAGTTAAGAGAACCACAAATTCCATTGATGATAACAGTCAACGAATTGCCACTGATGTGTGTTCCACTCTGTATGCCGATCAAATCACCATTGACCGCGATTAAAGAATAAACTAAATCGCCAGTCATAGCTTCCATCACTAAACAATCTTCTTCACAGTAACCCATCTCTCGGGCTAAATCAATTAAAATACGCAGTGAAGCAAAAAGTAATTGTGCTGGAATTTTCTGATCGTATTTCCCATAATCTCCTCCGAACACTCTATCTTTTCCAAAATAAGTGGCGTGCGCGTAAAATTCGTCCCATTCGGGACCATGGCAATTGATGCCTACCGCACATTCGGATGTCAAAGGATTCATTTGCAAAAATCGGAGTATGGGCAAGTAATACTTGCGCACCAAAAATGTCAACACAATGGAATTGCCGTAAAATATGCGACATTTTCCCTTGGCGACAGGTAAGACCTCATCTTTCTTGCAAGCTTTTGCAATCAAATATGCGCGCTCACCTTTCCGATATAAATCTTCGACTCTGCGAATCTCATCCATCACTATGTCATCAAAGACACGATTATTGGGTTTTCCAGGTTCAGGCTCAAGTTCTGTGACAAACTTCCGTTTAGATCCAGTCAAAGGGTAGCCCATAGAAGTATTTAAATTGATTGAGTCAATAAATTTACATCCAGGGATACCACACAAGTTATCGTGATCGCTAAGTGGTTGTGTTTGCCACATATCTAATTTTGCCAATTCCAACAAAGGAGCCTTATAATCCTTGACTGATTTCTCAAGCAGATCATGAGGAACAGCCTGGCCCGGATGACTAGCATTGGCTAATGCAGTCTGCCACCCAAACCATTCAGGTTTCATTTTGGGAGGGCCCCATATGTTTTCAACGCCACAAACATCCGTGATATGCTCGGAAATTGGTGTTCTTCGCACATCACTTCTGGATGTTGTAGCTCCAGGACATCTACCATAATATTCAAATTGCGATTTTTCAGGTAGATAATTCAAAGGACTTTTGGGATGTAGTTCACCCTCTTCGACCATGTGCTTGCCAAACATTTGCGGAGTGAAATGTTCACCGCTACCAGATATGACGACGCCCTCAAGCGCCTTTAATTTGATAACTGCGATTTCAATTTCACCCTTAGTCAACGTTCCAAAGCATCCGTGCGGTGTACCACTTTGTCCCCCTAAATGGAAACCTGTGATACAAGGAGCCTTGGTTTGACTGCAAAGTACTGCACCACATAAACCACCAAAAGTGTTAATACTCAAATTTCTGTATTCTCCACCTTTGAAAATGGTAGTTCCATTAGATGTCATAGTAGCTTTAGCAAGGCCAACAGCTTCAATCATTGTACCATCCTTCTTCCTCCACAACATCTGAAATCCATGATCATGAATATCTCCAGTGGGTAAAAACTCTATCAAATTCTTGAAAGAGCCACCATTGGGTGTATAACATAATCTAAAATCCGTGTCAGATATCATAATGGATGATCTCAACGACAAAACTGTGTCAAAAGTGCCGCCAATCGATCTGCAATTATCTTTATAGCAAGTCAATTTCAATGTATCCCCCTTCTCAAAATAATGATTTGGGATAAGCATCAAATTCGAGCTCAGCATAAATACATTTACCATCAGTGTTTCAGATTCGGTGTACACAGATGCATAAAACAAATTCTTCCGAACATTATTCATAAGCATCTCAAGTGTCATAGTCTTACATTTATCACTAGTAGGTAAAGATCTCTTGTAAACTGTCGCCCAAACGTTGGCCTGTTCATCACGTGTAGCAACATCTTCTGGCGATTTGGGTTCCAAAGCTGACTGTGTGGGTTTTACCTTTTTCCAGGCCTTATAAACGCGGTGTAATACGTACAAACCAGCAATTCCTGCGCTTGTGTAGCACAATGCCTTTGCGTACTTATCACGTGCATTTTTAATGACACTGGGTAATGAATCATTACGAGATTTCAATTCTTCAATAAGCATCTTTTTAGTTATACTCTTAGCAGTAAAGAAACCAAACAACAAATAGAAAATCAAAAGTAAAAGAGTCAACTTTAAACTAATGAAAGCCAATGGTAGGAAAAATAAAAACATTGTATATTTATAATTATTCCTAGTGTTGTTCAATTCATCACGGTAATACCACATCAAAAATTCAACGAATTGCTCGTTTTCCAAATATTGTTCAGGAATGACGCAAATCCAATCCCATTTTTCGAGGAAGGCGTTGGTTTTTCGATATAAAGCTTCAGTAACAGATCTTTCCAATTTATTGCCAAATACGTCAATATCACCTACGAGTTTGGTTTTCACTTGGTGGCAAACTTTGTTTAGAGCAACAGCCGTACTCAAACCAAACTGCTTTTCATATACAGGGTGGTAAGGGCACAAGCCTGCCACGTGATTACATCCATCAGTGGTACATTTGGTCATCGTCTTGGTGCGGGATTTCATATTCTCCATCATGTGCATCTGATTGTTCCGATGACGCTCAAAGTGCTCTATTGCACATTGAATCGCTTCGGTGGCAGAAACTTTACACATGACTTTATTGTTCCAAACGACAGGATCGTATTTCGCAACTGAATCAAGTTTTTCGGGCTGGACGGCCCGCTCAACTGTAATTTCCCAAATATCATCGACGAGTGGAGGTGTGTAAACTCCATCCTTTGTGTAAGCCAATCGTACTAAATTTGAATCAACACCACAAGGTTTTCCATTTGACATGCGTTGGAACTCCTTCTTACATGAAACCGTCATAACCAAGTCCATTCTACGTTGCACAGAATAGGGACAATTGGAATAAGCACCAGCATCCAACGCTTTCACGTTAGTTGTGACTAGTACAACTTCAGGTTCCACAAAGCATTTGCCCTTAGCTTCAAGTTCAGCCTTGGGTGCATAATACATCTGATTATTACAAATATCAATTATAGCACGTGTGGGAGGTTTCTCAACAAATTGTGATTTTTCATTGCCCATATCATCAAGGATTGCGACCAACTTATCTGAAGTCCAATTCGAATAGAATTTATCTCCAGGATTCAAAGCAGCTCTGTATTCCTTATCAATAGGCAAACCAGCACTAGTCAAAAGTGCATCTAAAAGTGTGTCACCAAATGTTGTCTTTCCTTGACTACTTTCTCCATACAATTCAATGGCGAAAGGAGATCTCCTAACGCCTGAACTAATTTTGAGAGTTATCAATTCATTCTTCATAATTTTACACTTCATCAATTTGTCGAGTACAATCTTTTTATCTAGACCACCTAGGGTGGCTGTCAAACTCGTAAGCTTGACAATAAGGGTATCCAATCTTCGAGAAAATTCAGAATCTGATATCTGACACAATCTCTCAAGATTGCCACATTTGACTAAGTCCCACCAACTTATTATATTTGCATATTCTTCATCAAGTTCTAGAATCGCAAAATCATTTAACAAAAGTGGCTGAATGGATCCGGTCTTAAAACACAAATAAGCACCTTCTGCGAAAAAGGCGACAGTACCAAATAAAGCGTCAGCTAAATCATATGCACTCATGTGTTTATTGACTAGATTCTCATCCATCAATTTGAAGCCAGCAATATCAAATTTCAAATCTGAAGCATCGCAAAGACCTAGTGTAACTAAGACACCTAGTAATTTTGAAACTTGTCGAAAAGCCTTGTTATTGCGGACCATGGTCCAATTGTTCTGTAAATCTTTCAAAGCACTGATCCACTGTGGTGTAGCATTGCTCTGTTTGTCGAAGGATTCATTTCTAATAACTTCATCTACATAAGACATAATCTGCTTAGTCACAGATGTCTCGTAGAAATCACGAAGATATAGAAAAACCGAGGTGGAAAAATGCTGGTATGTAACGCACATCTGTAAGTTTAAGATGAGGGCGACAAGGCCCTCAACTCTTCTGAATACAGAATCAGGTACGTGCACACTGGCAAATTTCGTCAATGAACGGAATTCATCAAGAATATTTGGAATTACTTCAAGGCCAAAATGGGGTTTAAATTTTGTTTTAGCATTTTTAGTCTTTGTTCTGTCCCTATCCTTAAATGATTTCTTGTTCGAATACCAGTCCTCTTTGCGGACTGTAATGGCATCAACGTACGATCTTGGTAGATACGAACGTTGGTTGAGTTTCCGGTTTTTGTTCTTGTTTGTCTGTTTCGATAGTTCACTGCTCATGTTTATAATTAAATACCATGAGCCGAGTGAACACCAAAACTTAAGAAAGTTTTGAAATGTGTTCAACAAGCGAGACGCGTTCTAATACCGTCCGAAGACGTTTCGAGGATTTGCTAGTAGCAAGCTACTTCAAGTCGTGATCCCCGCGACTCTACAGCTCTGCGTCACCCGAAAGTGCCGCATTGGGTGGTGGGGTGTATCTTTTGAATGGGTCGATACACGAACCGTTTGTGGCATATATAAAATTCCGGTACTTCCGTATAGATTATATGCTTTTAATCACTAATTGCAGTGCCAAATGCAAATACATGTGATACCAATTTGTTTTCATTCAATCGTAGTGGTAGTCTACGAGACTCAGTTTAACTCAATTGAGTAGGGATGAATTCCCGAATATTACCTTTTATAACGAGTGATCAGCTCTAAGGTCATGGAATAGTGTAATATTAATTACTTTTCACCATCGTTTTGTTCTATTAGTATTCTAATGAATAGATCGAAGGGTAACTTATTTACAACTTATACAGGTTGAAAGTCAGTTATGACTCAAGTATATTTATGTTCTACAAAATAACGTTTAAAAGAGTTTAAAAGGGCGATCACGCCCAGTTAAACTCAAAGAAAGTTATTAAGGGCAATGTCTGCCAATTAAAACAAATGGACTCGTCGTGCTATGCGCACG